GTGATCGGTGGAATTTTCCAGAATTAAAGAAAGAAGCAATGGAGCAATATAAATACTGGGAACCAGAGATGGTTCTCATAGAAGCAAAGGCTTCTGGTATGCCACTCACTCATGAGTTGCAAAAATCAGGAATACCTGTTATAAACTTTACACCCTCTAAAGGAAATGATAAACATACGAGGGTAAACAGCGTAGCACCACTTTTTGAAGCTGGTGCAATATGGGCGCCCAAAAAAACGTTCGCTGAAGAAGTCATAGAAGAGTGTGCAGCTTTTCCTTTCGGCGACAACGACGACTACGTGGATTCAACCACGCAAGCACTAATGCGTTATAGACAAGGTTATCATGTTACATTAGATGATGACTTTGAAGATGAACCAAAAGTTCAAGACACGGGGAGAGTATATTACTAATGGTTGACGAAATTACAATAGAAGACTTAGAACCAAAAGATAATTTTACATTATCAGATTTATTTAGAGATGATGAAGAATTTATTGATTATGGCGATGGTATTACATCAACAACTATGTCAGAGCCACAAGGATTTATAGAAGGACTTGGAGCGACAGCCGTAGATATTTTACGTGATTATAGAAATACGGGATTAGGATTTGCTAATTTAATAGGTGAAACATTACCAATTGGCAACGTTTTTTCCCCTAATTTAAAAGACTACAAATATAAAGATCCTGAGGGCGAGGTTATTCGTCCTGATGGTATACCATACGTACCAGAATTTATAGAAGATATTATAAATGAAACTTATGCACCAAGTGAAGTTGATGAAGATAATCCATACAAAAATTATTTTACTGGCGCTCGTGCCGTGGCAAATTCTCTTCCTATAGTTTTAGCTGCTGTTGGAAGTAGAGGAGGACTTCCTTACCTTGTAAATAAATTACCTGCAGGATTACAAAAATTAGCTACTCAAGCATTTCCATATCTTAGTGGTAGAGGAAAGATATTCCCATCTAAAAAAGTACCTGGAAAACTTAATACATTAAACCCTTTAAATTATAGATTAACAGAGCCAACCTCATTAAGAAATGCAATAATAGCGGGTATAACCAAAACTCCTATAGAAGGAATTATGGGTGTTGCAAACGCTGCACCTATTAACACAGGAATACAAGATCGTGACTATGCAGTTTTTGATGAATACATAACGCCAAGATTAGAGGCACTAAGAAATCAACCAACAGAAAGACCCCCTAGTAATCGACAACCAGGATTAGATAATTATAGAGGATTGTAATGAAAATAGCTTTATCAAAAGCTGCTATCAAAGCACTTAATAAGTTTATCAAAGCTGGGCGAACAGTTGATGCCCAGAAAAAATTTAAATCATCAGTAGATCAAGTTAAATTTACACAAGACAATTTAAAATACATCGCCAATAAAACAGGTGATGATATTACTAAATTATCCGATAGAACAGGAATTATAAAATCAAAATATTCCGGCGCTAAACGTGAAGGATATTCCCCTGGCAAAGAAACAAGAAAAAAAATAAGTGAAGCAGGACAAGCATACCGCGCAGAAAAAGGATTTGCCGCTTCACCTTCACTTCCAACTTATGAAAAAATGCTTCGTAATTTATCACGAAGCCTTGGTGTTCCTTATAGAGAAGCAAAACAAAATCCTAATGTACTAGGTAGTCTACAATTAAAACGTGCAGAAAGAATGTTTAATCCAGGTGCAAATACACCAGATGAATTATTAATGGCACAATATGGATATACGCCACGTGATTTTCAAAAGATTGTTAATCAACGTGCACAGTTAGTAGAAGATATGAGGAGCCAAGGAATTTTTTCTTTACTAGATAAATTAGGCATTTTACGTCCAGGATCAAGAGCAGGAAGTATTGGGCATACAATTCCAATGAGCCAAGTTAAAAAAAGATTAGGTGATTTTGCTTTTACTCCTACAGATGATATATTGTCTACAGTTAGTAATCCACGTTATTTGACAGCAGAACCAAATTTTTTAAACCAGGCAAAAGCAGGAATTGAATCATTTCTATATTCTCCAAAAAATTTAGCAAAAAATAGAAATTTAAAAGCCATTAGTGATATTTTAGAAGAGGCACAATTAACATCCCGTATCTACAGCCCTTATTCAAGTAACATTCGCACATTAGGCGCAAGAGGAGAAGTCGATGCACGTCAACTAAAACGTTATCTTCAAAAAATACTTGATAAAGATCCATACGGAAATTTAAAAGTTTTACCTAGTGCAAAATATTTAAGACAAAATTTTGCTGCGGGTGGACTTGCTTCCATGATTGGAAGAAAAGCAATAAAAAAGATTGCGAAGAAATTATCAGAGAAAGATCTTAAGTTATTAATGGGCTCATTCTTTAAAGGCACAAAACCATTAATGGGTCCAAAATATAAACGTCAAATGAAATTAGCACAACATCTTAGAGATAAGTACGGAAAAGAAACCACGTGGCCTTTTGTGAAGTCCAAGGTCCCAGGACCTAAATCCTCGCTCCAAAGACAACAAGAAAGAGATTTCTTTGAGAACACAGAATTTTATCCACCAGACGATAGTTTTTAATAATGGTATTACCTAATATTACACGTAGGCTTTTTATGAAGGGCATTGGAGCACTTGCTGCTAAAGCAGCTATGCCTAAAGTTGCAACTAAACTTTTACCCAATGTGCAAAAAGAACTGCCTTTAAAAGATGCAGTGCCGTGGGTTAAGAATATGGTGCATATAGCAAAAGTAAGTGTTGCACAAAAGGCACCACTAAAACTACCTAATGGTACAGAGATATCCTATTTAAAAAAACCTTTAAATGAATACGATTCACACAAGCTTGCTATTAAAACAGCAGATGGCAACGAAGACTTAATTAATTTTAAGGAAGGTAAAAAGGATATTACCATAGAATTTGATGTCGCGGATGATTTCCATACAAACCAGTTTTTAGAAATTGATAAGAAAACAGGTTACACTGAAATGATTGATAGCAATCTTAGAATGGCACCTGGCGGTGAAGATGTTATTAAAGATGACCCAATTGTATGGGCTATGGAAAAGGCGGATGTGCGTAATCGTATGATTCTAGATAAAACAACGAAGCCAGATGATTACATGTATGATTATATGTCAGTACCGGATGATACAGACTATTCATACCTTTGGGAACGATATGTTGATTCTTTTTCTCCTTCTGGTAATATATTTAAAACAAAACAATTAGCGGATAAAGAAAAAGCCAGAAACTTATTACAAAAAGAAATGAGTGAAATGGACTGGGAATCACAATTCCGTGGAGGATATGGCATGCATGGATATAACAAAGGTGGAATAGTAGATGTATTACCACTACTAGATCCACAAGAATACGCAGTAGGCGGTTTCGTAAAAGGCGCATTAAAAGCTGTCCCTAAAATATTAGGCAAGGGTAAACCTTACATGGAAAAATTAGCAGCACCAAAGAAAACAGGAGAGAAGGTATTAGATCTTTCTAAAGCAAAATCAAAACCAGTTAAGGAAGAAGACGCACCAGCAATGTTCTGGCGCTCACGTGACGAGATTTATAATGCACCACAAGAAATAATGCCAGCACAACAATGGCTTGGATATTTAAAAGCACGTGGTATTCGTTCAAATGAATTGGATGATTCATCACTCGAGCCATACTTACGTAGTCTTGGCAATAAGAAATTAACGAAAAAAGAGTTATTGAAAGAGTTTGATGAAATTGCACCAGAAATGGAAGTTATACCACTTGGAAAAGGTAGTGCAGAACAAAATTTAAATAATGTCTATAAAAATTTAAAAAAAATGGATCCAGACGCATTGGATCCTAAAGTTGGAGGGTTAATTAAATACTTACAAGGAGCAATGCCTAATTTATCAAAAAACGATAAACTTGATGTAAAGATGGCAGAAAAAGTTGCAACAACTGTTGATGACTATATGTTTAAAAATTTTGGTATTAAAAATTCTTTATCAGAAGGTATTGCACAAGGAAGTGGTGTTCCTTTTAAATTAAAATATCCTTTAATTAATTTAGCAAGTGCTTTTAATCGTCGTGGCGTGTCCTTTCAACCAAAGGCATATACAAGACGACCTAATTATTCAGACCAACAAACACTTGGTGGTGGGGATAATACACAGGAATTTTTATTTAAATATAAACCTGGAAAACTACGTACAAGCGAACCAACATACACATATGCACATGATTTTGGATTAACTTCATCACAACGTGCAAACGCGTTTGTACATGTTCGAACAACGGATCGTACAGATGAGTTTGGAAGACGAATGTTATTTGTGGAAGAAATACAATCTGATATGCACCAGCCAATACAACGTGCATTACGTGAAGGTAGTAAAGATGGATATGCAACACGTGCAGATAAAATTGTTGTTGATGATAATATGAAACATCTTGATGCTATTCAATCACGTATAGAAGAAATTTTAGCTGTTAATCCAAAATCACCAGCATTAAAAAAATTATACGAGGAACGTGAAAAAGTTAGAAAAATTGTATCTGAAACAATTGGAAAAGGTGGTGGTGATGTGCCACAAGGACCATTTGCAAAATCACAAGATTACATGGAGTTTGTTTCTAAGTATTTAACACGTGTGGCAAAAGACGGAGGCTATGATGGTGTTGGTTTTTCTTCACCAGGAATAAAAAATCGTAACTTGGGTCCTGATAATAGAAATTATTTAGGAAATGAAGCTGCTTATGGACCTATCTTAAGAAAAGCGTTGAAAAACGTAGAGAAAAAAAGTAATGCAAAATTAATTGAATCTGTTATAATGGATAACAAAAGAAGGCCATGGAGAATACCATTCTTATCAATTAAAGATCCAGTTGCACAAGAGACAATTGGAAAAGGATTACCATTGTATAAGAAAGGTGGCTTGACAAAAAAGGGGAGATAGATGGCAAAAAAGAATCAAATAAATAATATAGATAAAGCTTTGGAATCATTACAAGGTGCATTGGATATTGAACCTGTTGGTCAAGAAGTACAATTACCAGAACAAACTGTAGAATTTGAACCAGACATAGAATTAACAGATTTACCAGATGGTGGAGCTGAGGTTAATTTTGACCCAAATGCACCAATAGATAAATCAAAGATACCTTTCGATGGAAACCTAGCGGAATACATCGAAGAAGGAGAATTAGGAAAGTTAGCAAATGACTTTCTAGGAGCTTTCGAAGTGGATAAGGAGTCGCGAAAAGACTGGCACGATACCTATATAAAAGGTCTCGATATGCTAGGATTTAAATATGAAGATCGGACTCAACCATTCGAAGGTGCATCCGGGGTCGTACATCCCTTATTGGCTGAATCTGTTACACAGTTTCAAGCCCAAGCTTATAAGGAACTTCTCCCCCCAAGCGGCCCCGTACGCACGCAAGTAGTAGGCTTGTCAACACCAGAGATTGAGGCACAATCTGAGCGTGTTAAAGAATACATGAATTACCAAATAACTCATGCAATGAAAGAATATGATCCAGAAATGGATCAATTATTATTCTATCTTCCACTTGCAGGTTCAGCATTTAAAAAGGTTTATTTTGACCCTATTTTAAAACGTGCTGTTGGTAAATTTGTTTCTGGTGAAGATTTAATTATTAACTATATGGCAAGTGATTTAGAACAAGCAGATAGAGTTACACATGTCATAAAAATGACAAACAATGACATTCGTAAATTACAAGTAAATGGTTTTTATCGTGATATAGAATTAGTTTCAGGTCAAGTTGATGCTAATGACATTCAAGATAAAATAGATGAACTAGATGGTGCAGAAAAAAATTATGCATCAGATGATGACGAACACGAAATATTAGAAATGCATGTTAACGCAGACATACCAGGATTTGAAAATGAAAGTGGAGTAAAGCTACCATTTATCATTACCATAGATTCTTTTTCTAGAACTATTTTAGCTATAAGAAGAAACTGGAATCCAGATGATCAAGAACCAACAAAGATTTCTTATTTTGTACATTACAAATTCCTCCCAGGACTAGGCTTTTATGGCTTTGGTCTAATACATATGCTAGGTGGGTTATCAAGAACTGCAACAAGTGTTTTGCGGCAGTTAATTGATGCAGGTACTCTTGCTAACTTACCAGCAGGTTTTAAAGCACGAGGAATGCGTATACGTGATCATGAAGATCCATTACAACCAGGTGAGTTTCGTGATGTTGATGTAACAGGTACATCTATTAAAGAATCTTTATTACCACTACCATATAAAGAACCTTCACAAGTGTTATTTGCATTGTTAGGTTTTTCTGTTGATGCAGGTAAATCATTTGCAGCAATAGCAGATATGAAGATGGGTGAAGGCAATGAACAAAATCCAGTTGGTACAACATTAGCATTAATTGAACGTGGCACAAAAGTAATGAGTGCTATACACAAACGATTACATTATGCACAACGAGTAGAATTTAATATGCTTGCTCGTATATTCCAATTGTATTTACCACCAGAATATCCTTACCAAGTTGTTGGTGGTAATCGTATGATTAAACAAGCTGACTTTGATGACAGAGTAGACATACTACCTGTATCTGATCCTAATATATTTTCTATGGCGCAACGTGTTACATTAGCACAACAGCAATTACAATTAGCAACAGCTGCACCACAAATGCATAATTTACGTGAAGCATATAGAAGAATGTATGCTGCAATGGGTGTGGATAATGTTGATTCAATATTAAAACCAGATCCAGAAATGCCAAAACCGATGAGCCCAGCAATTGAAAATTCATCTGCTATGCGCGGTCAACAACCAAAAGCATTTCCAATGCAGGATCATATGGCGCACATGCAAGCGCACGCTGAATTTATGTTTACAAGAATGGTACAAATTAATCCGCAGTTATATGCTATGCTACAATCACATGTATCAGAACATATTTCTATTATGGCGAGTGAACAAATAGAAAAAGAATTTGCACCACAGTTTCAACAATTACAACAACAGATGCAACAAGCACAAAATCCACAGATGCAACAACAGATGCAACAACAGATGGATCAATTAACAAATCAAGCTGCTGCAAAGCAAGCACAAGTTGAAGCACAAATGACTCAACAATTAGCACGTGACGAAGAAGCACGTATGAAGAGTGAGGCACAAGATCCACTTGTAAGATTAAAACAACAAGAAATTGATTTAAAAGCTGCTGAACTTCAAGCTAACTTACAAAAAGACATGTCCATTAAATCAGAAGAACTTGACATTGAACGTGATAAATTAGAAGCTCAAACAAGTATTGATCTAATGAAAGTGGCAGTGGATGCAGATAAACAAAAGAATGCAGATGCTCTTAATATGTTAAAAGAAAATATTACAACATCGCGTGAGGCTATGAAACAAAAATCAACAGAAAAAATTGCGAGGGAAAATGCCAGATCCAAAGGAAATGGAAAAACAGATAACTCTAATTAGTGAAACTATGCAGCAAGTAGAAGAGTTGGTTCGTGCTAAAGTAAAAACACATGATGATTTTATGGCAGTTTGTTCTGCCTTAATGGCAGTAACACGTAACATGTATTTGGAAAGTTTAAGCATAGAAGAAACAGCGCAAATTTTTACAGCTGTTGCGGATACTATGTTTGCTACAGAAGAAATGTTATATAAGTTTAAAGATTTACCTAAACCAACTATACACTAAGGAGTAATTATGAAGAAACCAACAACACGATTAAAATCTAAAGCTGATATTAATAAGAATAAAAAAATTGAGCCTTGGGAAGCAGCTAGATCTAAAGCTATACAAAAATCAATGAATAAAAAGAAGGGTAAAAAGAATGGGTAATAAAAAAGGAAAAGGCACACACGTAACTAAAGAAGGTAAAACAGCTAAAAAAGGCTTGTGGTATAACATCCACAAAAAGAAAAAAGCTGGTAAGAAAATGCGTAAGAAAGGTGAAAAAGGTGCACCAACTGAAGAAGCAATAAAAAGGAGTCAATAATGCCAAAGGTAGGTAATACAAAATTCCCGTACACATCCGCAGGAATGCGTGATGCACAGGTCCATGCAAAAACTACTGGACAAAAAGTTCAGAAGATGAAAAAAGGTGGCAAGGTGAAAAAGGGATACCGTAAGGGTGGCCTTAAACGAAGTAAATAGGAGGTACAAATGAACTTATTAAAAGATATTTGGGCACATCTTAAGGAATGGAGTGATTGGAAATTACGTGACTGGATTAAAGCCGGTATAGTAGCGATCATAGTTCTTATAGTGCTTAAAGCAATAATAATTCCGGGTGCATAGTGGTTGATTATACTGATTATCAGCAACGTGCACTTTACGGAGCAGGTCAAGCAGCTCAACGTGCAGGACAACGTTTTCATATGGAACGTGATGCTTTGCAACGTGGAGATACAGCTGCTGCAAAATATCACCGTTCACGCGCCAATGCCTTAAATAGGCAAGGCGCGTATGCGGCTGTACGTGGTATGGGTGGTAATCAGGGAGCCAATCAATATTTCCCAGTTCAATCAAATAAACAACCTATACAAGCTGGTAGTGGAATAGCACTATCTAGTGCTGGCCGTGATATTTTTGATCGGTTTAGAGATACAGGGTTTGTAGAACCCATTAGACAAAAGAAAAGATATGCACCTAATACAGAACCTAGAGGATTAGAATTTCTCATGGATCAAGCTATGAAAAACACTATGTTTGCTAAAATGGCTGAAGGTGTATTACCAAAAAAAGATCCTGAACCAGATGATGCTTATTATAAAAGCCTTTATGGTGATGGGTTAAATGAATTGTATGGACCCTCTAGTATGTTCACAATGGGTAAATTTTTAGGAAAACCAGATCTAGATCCATATTACACAGGTGATGCAGATAAACCTATGGATTATAGTGGTTTTATGGAACCAAAACTTGTGCCCAAAGAAATAACCTTTTTACCACAAGAAGAGTACGAAGGATCAGGAATGAAAACAAATCCTTTTTATAATTATGTTGGTGCATCAGCAGATGCTCCAGATATCACTAATGACATAGTTGGTGATGGTCCAGATATTGCAGAAGCTTATGAATTAGAAAAAGAGAAATTAAGCAAAGAGGAACCTAGTAAATATCCACTAGGTAATATCGGCAGTATATTTGAAGGAGAAAATTATTCTCCAGATTTTGATAATTTTATTACTACAATACAAGATCCAGTATCTAGAGAAGCAGCAAAAAATGCAGCACTAGCATTTCAAATGTATTATAACGAATCTTCTAAAAATAAATTTGATCCTAAATTTGAAGAGTTATATAAAGCATATGTAGACGCTGTTATTCAGGGAAGAATGGTGGACAGTGGGATTGTGGAGCCAAGGTAGTGCCAGAAAGAGATCACAGAAAAAGAAAGACAAGTTTTATTAATAATCAAACAGGAACTAATAGTCAATCTGTATTAGATAGAAAATCAGCATATGAAAGTATGCGAGACTCAGGGATGTTGACACCAAGTTTATCTGGTGTAAGTCTTTATGATAAGTCACCTGTAATTTATGATAGAGAAACTACATCTAGAGAAATTTTAGAAGCTGATGATCCAGCAGATGTAGGTGGTCGACAAGTTGATTTAAGTAAAACTAAAGTAGATGGATTAACACCTTTTTATTCTACATACGCTAATACTGCAATTAACACTGGTAATGTTGCATACAAAGCACGTATGTATGCTTTAAGCCAAGGTGCAACAGAAGAAGAGGCACAAGCAGTTGCGGATCAAGCAAATGTTGAATTAAATAAATTAGTATCTGAAGCAAGAAGCACTGGTGATTATTCAGCAGTAGACAATTTTTTTAAAGGAGAAAATGAATTTTTTCAAAGTATTTTACCACAAACACTTTATGAAGATACAGGGGCCGGCGGTTTCACTGGTTCACCTACAAATTATGTGGGACAAGATCCTATAACAAAAACATTTTTTGATATAGAAGATCCAACCGGTAATATTTCAAGTAACAAAAAATTTCCTTCTAGTGGCGGACCAAATTACGGAGGATATAGAGGTTATAGTAGTTCAGGTGGTCGTGGCGGATATCCAGTTGGAATACCAGCAATTATGTATGGCGATATGCAAGGTGAGAATAGATATGCTTCTTTACCTATGAACCAATTTATGGTAGATGTACACTCACCAATGTATAACAATCGAGGCGGAATAATAGATTTACTAGGAGATTATTAATGTTAAACTTATTACTAAAACCATTATTGGGCGTTGCCTCTCAAGCCGTCACTGGCTTCGTAGAGACAAAGAAAGCGAAGGCTCAATTAAAATTAACAGAAGTACAAGCAGCAACTAAGCTGAAACAAGATCAAATAGCCGGAAAAGTGGCATGGGAAGCATCAGCCGTGGACCAAATGAAAGGGTCGTGGAAAGACGAACTAATTTTAATTTGCCTTTTAGGGCCCGCCGTTTTAGTATTTTTTCCAGGAATGACTGCACATATAGAAGCTGGGTTTGTTGCACTTCAGCAACTTCCTGACTATTATAAACATTTATTATACATCGCCTGCTCAGCAAGTTTTGGCATCAAAGGTGCTAAAGGTGCAATGGGTTTAATTAAGAAAAAGTAGTGGGTAATAAATCACCAGCCTGGACAAGGAAAGAAGGTAAAAGCCCATCAGGTGGATTAAATAAAAAAGGACGTGCTAGTTATAAAAAAGGCACACTTAAAGCGCCTACTAAATCTAAAACAAGTGGAAGACGTAAATCTTTTTGTGCTCGTATGGGTGGTATGAAGAAAAAATTAACAGGATCAAAAACAAAGAATGATCCTAATTCTAGGATTAATAAAGCCTTGCGTAAATGGGATTGTTAATATATAAGGCAATCAATGAAAGACGAAACCGCGGTTTACCTCGTCTTGAAAAAGATTAGGACGCGCAAAACAGAACTAAAAGATGTAATAGCGATGGGTTTACCTAGCTTTGATGAATATATGAAAGCTGTAGGTGAATACAAAGCTTACACTATAATGGAACAGGAAGTACAAGACCTGCAGAAAGAAGAGGAAGATAATGGCTGATTTACCTAAAAGAAGATTTGCACTAGAAGAAAAAGATTTAGCTGTTGAAGCTGATGAAAATAATAAAGTAGCAGAAGATAAAGAAAATAGATTTCTTAAAAAAATACAAGAAGATGCTACTGAAAGCATAGAACATTTACCTACAGAAAAAGTATTAGAACGTTTACCTGATCCAACAGGTTGGCGTTTATTAGTGTTACCATACAAAGGACAAGGTAAAACTAAAGGTGGTGTAATATTAACAGATGAAACAATGCAAGAGCGGACTTATACAACAGTTACAGGATTAGTTCTTAAAGTTGGCCCAGATGCTTACAATGATGAAACAAGGTTTCCAAATGGACCCTGGTGTAAGAAAAACGATTGGATTATATTTGGTCGTTACGCCGGATCTCGTTTTGGGATAGAGGGTGGTGAAGTGAGAATACTTAATGATGACGAGATAATTGCTGTGGTAAAAGACCCAGAGGATATCTTGCAATATAAATAAACAGGAGTAAAATATGCCTGCAGAAACGACAATACAAACACAGGCCGAGGCAGAAGAAAAAATGGTTGACCTTCCTATGGAAGGTGATTCCGTTGATGTTGAGATAAAAGAAGATGAAAAAACTGTAGAGACAAGTCCGCAGCCAGAAGTAGTAGAAGAAAAAGTTGAAAAAACAGCTTCTGAAGGAGAAATGGATGACTATGGTAAAAAAGTACAGTCACGTATTGATAAGCTAACAAAAAGAATACGTGAATCTGAAAGACGAGAACAAGCAGCTATTCAATTTGCACAAGGTGTGCAAGCTGAAGCAGAAACACTTAAACAAAAAGCACGTACATTAGACGCTGGTTATGTTGGAGAATTTGCTAGCCGTGTTGAAGCTGAAACAGTTGATGCTAAACAAGCTTTAAAAGTTGCTATTGAAACAGGCGACCCAGAAGCTCAAGCAAATGCACAACAGAAATTAGCACGATTAGCTATTGAAGGCGAACGTGTAAAATCTACGCAAGCACAACGTGAAAGGTTAAAAAAAGAAATGGAGGCACGCGGAGTTGACCCAAATCAGCCACAAATGCCACGACAACCTGTTCAACAGCCACAACAACCACCTCCACCGCCAGATCCAAAGGCAGAGGATTGGGCTGAAAAGAATAAATGGTTTGGTGAAGATGAACCAATGACCTTGACATCTTTCTCAATTCATCGTAAACTAATGGAAGAAGGATTTGACCCACAGTCCGATATGTACTATAATGAAATAGACAAAAGGATGAAGGAAACATTTCCTCATAAGTTTGAAAAAGTTTCGACTCCAAATCAAACTGTTGCCTCTGTTAATAGAGGTGGTCAGGTTGGAGCGCGCAAAGGTACTGTGAGACTCACACCATCACAAGTAGCCATAGCAAAAAAACTAGGTGTGCCA